TTCTATGAGGGGTATCGATAGACATTATTTTCACAATCAAAGGTCTTTATTGACCTTTATTTTTCTATGGAGGAAAAATGAAAAATACAGAAAATAATCAAGAAGGTGTTTTTGTAAAGCACGAGTCTTGTGAATCTTGTGGTTCTAGAGACAATAAAGCTGTTTACGACAACGGTGATAAGATGACTTACTATTGCTTTGGCTGTGAAGATACAGGCATATACAATGACGATAAGTCTGTTGTTGAGAAGACACCAAAAGAGTTTAAGAACATTGTAGAGTCTATTGATGATATAAAAGATTATCCAGTGCGAGGTTTTCGTGAACGTAAGATAACAAAAGATATTTCAGAACTCTACGGTGTTAAAGTAGGTTACTCTGAGGAAGATGGTAAGACTATTAAATACCATTATTACCCTATAACCAACAAAGGTAAGGTAGTAGGTTATGAGCGTAGAGATTTAGACGCTAAAAGGTTTCTAGCAATAGGATCCGTTAAGAACAAAAATGAGTTCTTTGGACAGTCTAAATTTGCCCCCGGCTCTTGCAAAAGAATTGTTGTTACAGAGGGCGCACTTGATGCAATGTCTATCCAACAGGTTTGGAAAGATAAGAAACAAGAGTGGGCAGTTGTATCAGTTATCAATGGAGCCCAAGGGGCATACAAACAAGTCGTTTCTAACTTGGATTACCTTAACTCTTTTGAAGAGGTCGTGTTTTTATTTGACCACGATGAGGCAGGAAGAGATGGTGCAAAAGCTTGTGCTAGGTTAGTCAGAACTGGTAAGGCTAAGATTGGTGCTTTAGGCAGATACGGTAAAGATGCTTCTGATTACTTAGTTGCAGATAAGACTTACGAACTAGAGAAAGCAATATGGAATGCTGAGATGTATTCTCCTGCAGGGATTGTGAATTCTGCTGACACTTGGGATTTGTTTAATGAGGACAGAAGAGAAGACTCTGTGCCTTACCCCGATTGTTTTGCCAATGTCAATAAGATGACATACGGCAGGAGGACTGGCGAGTTAACTATATTTACTGCAGGAACAGGGTCTGGTAAGTCAACTTTTGTCAAAGAGGATATTTATCATCTTATTATGACAACAGACTATCAAATTGGCGTAGTGTCCCTTGAGGAGTCCATACGGGAGACTTTAGATGGAATCATTGGGGTACACCTCAACAAGAGAATAAACCTACCAGACGTAGAATTTGACCGCTCAGGAGCAGAAGGCTCTAAAGCATGGGAGGATGTTGCAGGTTCAGGTCGTCTTTTATTATTAGACCATCAGGGCTCTGTAAGTGACTCGTCTCTTATGGATAAGATAGAATTTATGGCGGCATCTGGCTGTAAGTTTATATTTCTAGACCACATAACTATAGCAGTTAGTGAGGTTGATGGTAATGTAAACGAAGCTATGGACAAAGCCATGTCAGATCTATTGAAGTTGTGTAAGAAGCACGATGTTTGGATTGGAGTGGTCTCACATTTGAGGAAAACCAGTGGTGGTAGTAAGACTTTTGAAGAGGGTGCATCTATAACTGAGGACTCATTAAAAGGGTCAGGAAGTTTAAAACAGATAGCATTTCAAATTATCGGTTTTTCTAGAAATAAATACTCGGAGGACGAGGGTGAACGGCAGAGGGTTGGAATATCAGTGCTAAAGAACAGGTTTACAGGACATACAGGTCCAGCAGGTTCTGCAAGGTATGATAACATTACAGGTCGTTTACATAGTACACCTTCTGAGTTTCAATAATTCACTGTGGAGGAGAGTTATGAGTACTGAAAGAAAATTTTATACATTAGATGATGGCAGGGTCTTGACGATAGATGAGATAATGGCATTAACTGGTGTTAGTAAGAAGACAACATGGGTTAGGTTACAAAAGACCAGAGACTATGAAGAGTTGGCAAAACCCACTGTATTCATGAAAAAAGAAAGAGGTCATAAGAATTACTTTGAAGACACTTACAAGGACTTAACAACCGAGCAGTTTAAACTTTTGTTTGGAAAATGGTCATGAAGAAGTTGGTTTTTGATGTAGAGTCTAACGGTTTTGTTAATGATGCTACAACTGTTTGGTGTATATCTACTTATGACATAATTAGTAAAGAGACTATTACTTTCTCAGACAATAGTGATGAATGCCCTTCTGTAAAGGAGGGTCTTGATTTTCTAGCCAATGCTGATGAACTAATAGGTCACAACATAATTATGTACGACATACCTCTGTTACAAAAACTATTTAAATTTAAGACAAAGGCTAGACTTATAGATACTTTTCTTATGAGCCAGTTGTTGAACTTCAACAGGACTTTAGGAAGATACAAAGGTAGACATGGTCTTGAGATGTGGGGCGAACATTTTGGTGTTTTAAAACCATCACAAGGTCAATGGCTGATGTTTGAAAAGTCAATGCTAAACAGATGTGAGCAAGATGTGCTTATTAATGTAAGGGTGTTTCACTCACTGTTAAGAGAGTTTAAAGAGTCTGGTGTACCAAAAGAGGTATTAAATCGTGAGTTTAGGATAGCTAAGATAAGTGCTAAACAGGTCAAGAATGGATGGTTAGTTGACAGGAGTCTTGCTGATAAGCATATAGCTTTCTTAACTGTTGAGATAGATAAACTTAAAGATAAGATTGAACCTTTGATGCCACCTATAATAAAGTGTCCTGACTTTTGGATTAGTAATGCCGAGTGTAATACTATACTAAAGACTAAGGGTGTTGATTATCAGAAAGATCTAGTGGGCGGTAAACAGTTGAGAAAACCAGTTACCCCTAAATGGACTAAAGCTGGGAAACTACATAAGCACATACAAGACTGGTTTGAAGGTTACGATTGCGTTGATTACATAAACAACACTAAAGGTTTACAAGTGAATGGTCCATATTGTAGAGTTGAGATTACCCCTGCAAAGCTTACACAGACTGCTGAGGTTAAGAAATTACTGTTTAAACACGGTTGGAAGCCTACAGAATGGAACACTAAAAGAGCTGAGGACGGTAGCGTTGTAAGAACTTCAGCGAAGTTAACCGAAGATTCCTACAATTCGATACAAGGTGATCTTGGTCAAGAGATAGCTTTACACGCAGTATATCAACACAGAAGAAACACTTTACAAAATCAAAAGAATAAAGATAGAGGTTGGCTTGGTGTTTGTAGAGACGATGGTAGGCTGGAATGTGTTCCTTTTACTTTAGGAACAGCTACTGGGAGGATGTCACATAGGAATCTAGTAAATGTACCCGGAGCAAAAGCTGTTTTTGGTAAGGAAATGAGAAGCATATTTATAGCACCAAAGGATAAAGTATTGGTTGGTTGTGATTTAGCTTCTGCCCAGCTAAGGTTATTAGCCGCCGCAATGGGAGACCCTAGGTATGTAAATACGGTTACGACAGGTAAAGAGGAAGATGGTACAGATGTGCACACTGTCAATCAGAAAGCCGCAGGTTTAAAAGATAGAAGTCAGGCTAAGACTTTTATTTATGGATTTCTGTTTGGAGCAAGTGCCGCTAAACTTGGAACTATTGTAGGTGGTAAATCAAAAGAAGGGACTGTACTTAAGACTAAGTTTTTAAGAACATTTCCTCTTTTAAAGAAACTACAAGATAAATTAATAAGTGAGTTTAATAGGTCTGGTAACAGATTTATAACTGCTCAAGATGGTAGAAAGATACAAGTAGACTCTGAACATAAGCTTCTTAATTACCTGTTACAAGGCAATGAGGCAATCTTAGCAAAAGAGTGGGCTATTGTATCGGATGGTCTTATTAAGAAAAACAACATAAATTGTAAATTATTAGCAATTATGCATGACGAGCAAAACTTTGAATGTGATAAAAAAGATGCAGATAAACTTTCTAAAATATTAGAGGAGTCTGCAAAGATAGCAGGTCAAAGGTTAGGCTTTGATTGTCCAATGTCTGGTAATTCAAAGATAGGGAAAACTTGGTATGACATTCATTAACTATAAACTACTTAATACTGAGAATAGGCTTCTCAGATCTTGCATACAAGAAAGCCTAGAAGAAGAGTCAAGTAAAGGAAAGGATGTTATGCAGTTAGCTGAGGCATTAACAAAATTCCATACTTTGCTTGATGAGGATACTGAGTACTACGAAGGATTTAGAATGTACTCAGATGTCCATAAGAGATATTTTGATAAACTTAAAAAGCTAGGTCTATTGCCCGAAGCAAAAGAGGATTAAAATAAACACACATTAATAGAGGAAAAATTATATGAAAAAACTAGCGACAGATTATCAAAACTTTATAGCATTAAGCAGGTATGCCAGATGGCTACCAGAGAAGAATAGAAGAGAAACATGGCAAGAAACAGTTGCTAGGTACTTTGATTTTATGGAAGAACATTTAAAAGAAAATACTAATCAAGAGTTAGTACCTAAAACTAGAAAAATATTAGAAGAAGCGGTGCTTAGTTTAGATGTTATGCCAAGTATGAGGGCGTTGATGACGGCTGGTCCTGCTTTGGCTAAGAATCATATAGCTGGATATAACTGTGCTTATTTAAGTGTTGACCATCCTAAAGCATTTGATGAGTGTCTTTTTGTTTTAATGCACGGCACTGGTGTAGGTTTCAGTGTTGAGAGACAGCATGTTAATAAATTACCTAAAGTTCCTGAAGAGTTAGTAGATGTGGAAGACACCATAGTTATACAAGATAGTAAAGAAGGATGGCAGTCTGCATTCCGTAAGCTTATTACCTATCTTTATGATGGTGAAATGCCTAAGTGGGATTTTTCAAAGATAAGACCTAAAGGATCTAGGCTTAAAACATTTGGTGGTAGAGCCAGTGGACCAGAGCCTTTGATTGATTTGTTCCATTTTGCTACTAACATCTTTAAGGATGCTGGTGGTAGAAAGCTTACTAGCTACGAGTGTCATCGAATGATGTGTAAGATTGCAGAGGTTGTTGTCGTTGGTGGTGTTAGACGTAGTGCATTGATTTCTCTAAGTAATTTGACTGATGAGCGCATGCGTAATGCCAAGAGTGGTCAATGGTGGACCGATACACCAGAAATGGCACTTAGTAATAATAGTGTGTGTTATACAGAGAAACCTGATATGGGTATTTTTATGAAAGAATGGACATCTTTGTATGAATCTAAATCAGGTGAACGTGGCATTTTTAATAGAGAAGCCGCAGTAAGGCAAGTGTCATCTATAGGAAGAAGAGATGCAGGGCATGACTTTGGTTGTAACCCTTGCAGTGAAATTATTCTTAGAGATGGTCAATTTTGTAACTTAACTGAAGTAGTAATAAGAGCAGAAGATACGCAAAAAGATATAATGAGAAAGGTAAGGTTGGCAACTATACTTGGTACATTCCAAGCTTCCCTGACTAATATCAAGCGGTTACGCCCTAAATGGGTTCACAATACAGAAGAAGAGGCGCTTCTTGGTGTTTCTCTTACTGGCATTATGGACAATTCATTTATGAACGGCAGTAATACTGACAGAGGTTATTATGGTAAAAGAAACTTACCAGATTTCTTATCAGATCTTCGCAAAGAAACAGTTAAAGTTAACAAAGAGTGGTCAGGTTTATTAGGCATAAGCCAAGCCACTGCAACAACTGCTATTAAACCTAGTGGTACAGTAAGCCAACTAGTCGATTCAGCGTCTGGCATTCATACTAGACATAACGACTATTACTTCCGCAGGGTAAGAGCAGATTCTAAAGACCCTATTGCACAACTGATGGAAGACCAAGGCATACCCTGTGAGGCTGATGTAATGAAACCTGATAGTGTTAAAGTCTTTACATTTCCTACTAAAGCTCCTAAAGGTGCAATACTTAGGAACGATAGAAGTGCAATAGAGCAATTGGAATTATGGCTAACTTATCAAAGATACTACTGTGAGCACAAACCAAGTGTAACAGTCAGTGTCCGAGAGAATGAGTGGATGGAGGTAGGCTCTTGGGTCTATAAGCATTTTGATGAAGTAAGTGGCGTTAGCTTCTTACCTCATTCAGACCATTCATACCAACAAGCGCCTTATGAAGATTGTACTAAAACAGAGTATGATAAATTAGCTAAGACAATGCCTAAGTCTGTAGATTGGAACTTAATAAGTCAATACGAATTAACGGACACTACAGTAGGCACTAAGACATTGGCATGTACAGGAAGTATATGTGAAATGGTCGACTTAGTTGAAGAAGAGAAGGAGATGGAATGAAATTATTATTAGTTTGTGTTCTAGCTATTTTTTTAGCAAGTTGCGCTGTTTTTGAGGCAAAGATTGATGAAGCCCAGAGGCTTGAATGTACACCTGCCGATTCATTAGGATGTTCTGGTTGGAATTAAATGTCCGAACCAGACATTCTAGTTTGTAGCAGTTGTGGAGATTTAAAAGAATCTTTCCATTTTAGCAAGAGTCAGTTAAATACTACTAACCCTAGTACTGTTTGTAAAGATTGTAGAAGTAAATATAACAAATCTTTCAAAGAATCTAACCCCGGCTATATGGATAAGTGGAGGTATAATCTTTCTGTTGAAGATAAGCAGAAGATTATTGAGAAGCAGGGAGGTACTTGCGCCAATGAGAATTGCCAGTATGGTCTAGATGACGATCACAAGTTATATGTAGACCATTGTCACAAAACTGGCAAGGTCAGGGGTCTATTGTGTCACCACTGTAACACTGCACTTGGACTTCTCATGGAGAGCCCAGATAAGATTAAAGGGCTTATGTACTATGCAGAAAAGCATAGTGATGTTTAATAACGAAAGGAGTTAAAATGTTAGATAAAATAAAGAACGGAGCCGATGCCGCAATTGATGTAGGTATTAAGTTAATAAGCTTATCAATTGTACTGCAAGTTATATTCGGACAGAAGGTAGCATTCCTTACTGGCGATGTAATTGGTTCTATACTTAATATTGTCTGGACTTTAGGTAACGCTGGACTAGCAGGAATTATTGCTGCTGGAATCATCTGGAAGTTACTAGATAAAGACATAACGAACGAATTATCTAAATAAGGAGTATAAATGCAAGACTTAGTAAAAAAAGTTTTGGAAAATAAATCACTAACCATCTTTCTAGGTATTGCTGTAGTGGCACTACTTCTAGGATGGATAGGTGGCTAATACTCCGACTAAAAAAACTTGGGGTCTCGTTCAAATGGATGGGACTTCCAAGCTTTATCAAATGTTAAAGAAAAAAAAGAAAGACAACCCAAGACTCTGGAGGACAGATTGGAGAAAATAAACAACGCTTTTATTCCAAAAGATGAATGCTCTATATGTAGCAGTGACTACGATCCCGATTGTGGTGGTGTCCAAGGTTATTTTGGCATGACCCCAGTTACTTTCTGTGAGTGGTGTCATTCGTCTATAATAAGCATGACAATGCAACATCTAGGTCTAGATGAAGATGGGGAAAAACTGGAGTGATTTATGGGATATAAGCCTAATAATCGTTGGAAAACTAAAGTAAGAAATGCAGACTCTAAGTGGGAAGGTGAGCTAAGAGACGGTATATTATCGTCTTGTGAATATCATCCTGACAAGATACCCTACACTGTTGATCATCATTATCATCCTGATTTTAAAACAGATGATATACTGGTTGAAGCCAAGGGTAGGTTCATGGATTCTGCAGAAGCTCGTAAGTATCTCTTTATTAGAGACGCTCTTCCTTTTGGTACGGAGTTAGTTTTTCTTTTCTATAATCATAAAACGCCTATGCCTAGAGCAAAGGTAAGAAAAGATGGGACTAAGTGTACACATGGTGAGTGGGCATCTAAGAATAATTTTAGATGGTTTACGGAGAATACTATAAATAAAATTTTAAAAGAGAAATAATTATGGAAGTAATGGCAAAAGTAACTATACAAACAACTGATGTAACATCACCAGTTGTCAATACTACTATCTATGAAGTAGAGGATATTCCTTTGGAAGATAAGGAATTAAGGAATCTTATTGGGTTTTTAATAGAGGCTAAGAACGGTGCCTTTGAGAAATCAGATAAAAAAGAGAAACCTGAGATAGTTACAGATACTAAATCATAGAAAAATTAAGGTCGCAAATTGGACAATCAATGTCTTTTTGCGACCTTTTTTTTCGCTTGAGGTTAGAAACCTCTCATAAACCTTACTTCGGCTAAAGTCTTTTGTGCATCTCTTTTTAATGCATTGCATTCTTTAACAGGTATACCAGCGGCTAAGTTTTTTTTATACACGTTGTTGATCATCCAAGTATTACACTTATTTGTACCTGCATACTTCTCAGGTCCACCGTGTTCTCTTAAAAGCTCTATATCTGTTATACCCATAGCTGATAAGATATTATGATCTTTATACTCACCTTTGTTTGTAGCCATATTAGCCTCCTATAATTACATTACTAGTTGTGACTTCATCTGGAGATGATATGTTAACACCTTCAGGTTGATAAGACATTAAATTTTCAGGACTTCCTAACTCTCCTTTAGATTTTCTTCTTAAAGCACCTTCGGGGTAGGGTAATATTCCTCTAATCAACTCTAGTTCATTAGGATTCATCATCTTATCGTTAACCTTGTCAAGAGCATCTTTATAAGAAATGTCAAGAGATTTTGCTAAACCTTTTATCATTTCTTCCCTAAGATTGTAATTGTTATGCATGTCTATAAAAACCTGACCTGCAATTTCTTTAGTCTTTTTAACATCAGTAGGTAATACAAAAAAAGCGTCATGAACTACATAAACAGGAATACCAGCTTCATCCAGTTTTATAACTAACTGATTTAGATACCCAGCATCTACTTGATGAGTTACATTAGGTGCCAACGATGTTCCCATAGTTTTAGCACCCTTTCCAATAAAAGGAGATTCTTGAGGAAGTAAACCTTTTATTGCAAACTCGTCTAGATCTTCATAAGTAATTCCTCTCTTTTGCAATTCTTTTTCAGGTGTACTTGCAACTATTTCTCTAGCTCTTGGATCATCGACAGATATAGAAATTAAAGAATCAGTGTTAACTTTTGTCCTAGGATTTCTTTTTGCAGGCTGTCCAGCCTCTGGTCCTGTTTTTTGAATTCTAACAACACCTTTGTCTTTTATAACTTGACCTTCCTGAGTATAGTTTGGTAAGTATTTATTCTCTATCCACTCATAAGTTCTATACTGTTGTGATGCATAAGATGTTAAATCTGTTTTACCACCTGTTGGGGCGTTTATAACATAAGGTTTTCTAGATGCACCCCCTAAAGTACCAGCAGATTCTTGGTAAATTTTAGCAACAACAGAATTAAACCTTCTAAACTCATATTGCGTATCAAGACCGTCCTCTAAAGCATTTTTCATAGCTTTCCAATGAAAATCCATAAATTTTTGATGTAAAGTTGTAGAATCATCTACAACATTTTTATAGTTTTCCATTATTTCAAGCCTATCTTTACCTTTTAAAAGAGACTCTAAACTTTTTCTTAACCTTAGCATTCCAGCACCGTATGGTACTTTCATTACTATAGGTTTTGTAGTACTTCTCCCTACTTGTATATACTTATCGGTAAGTTCTTGATAAATAGCAGCTAATTTAGGATCAGTATCTTTTAGACTGTTTAATTCTTTTTCAAAAGTTTTTTTATAAAATACTTGAACATCTGTATACAAATCTCTAGCAGCAGCATCAGGGGATACCCCTTCTAAAAGCATTTGTTTTTCTTCTTGCGTTAAAAATTGTTTAGCTTTTCCGTATTTTTGAGAGTAGACATTAGTTGACCACAAAGTTCTAACATCACCATATTGGGCACTTATGTGCTGTGACCCGGAAGCTGATGCATCTAACTCTATCAATTGAGTAGTGTTGTAAACCTCACCTTTATCATAAGCTTTTTTTATTTTAGCTATCTCAATTAAATTAGATAAATACGGTCCTTGATCTTTTATTTTTTTAAGCCAAGGATTACTTTTTTTCCAATTTTTCCAAATTTTATCTCTCTGTTTTTTATTCTTAGCAGCGATAGAGTCTTCAGAGGCTTTTAACAAATCTCCTCCTCTTTTAAGATATTTATCTTTATTTAAAGACCAATATTTCCATCTCTCTAAATCACTAGATTTACCTTTACCTAAATCATCTATAGATCCAGAAAAAGGATTTTCTTCAAATCTTAAAAAATCATCAACAAGAGAATGAAAAGCTTCATCATTGTAAGCTATTGGTTTTGCAAGACTTTTAGGTGCAGAATGCATAAACCTTTGGGAACCACCAGTT